GGAGCCGCCATGCCGAACGTGGCGCATCGCGTCTATCCGGCGCAAGGCGGCACGCTGGCGATGATCAGGGGCATTCGAGCCGGCGAAAGCATTCACCGCTATCGCAGCGTCGCGCATCGCGTCGATGAGAACTGGATCAACAATTCAGTCGAGGGCTACGCCTACCAGTGCAGCCCGATCTACGACTGGTCGACCACCGATGTGTGGACCGCGCCGCAAGTCTTGGGATGGGATTACAACCGCGCCTATGACCTCATGTCGATGGCCGGGATCAAGCCGCACAATCAGCGGTGCTGCCCGCCCTACGGCGAAGAGCCGATGCGCTCGCTGTGGATTTACGCGGTCTGCTGGCCTGATCTATGGCACAAGATGGTCAAGCGTGTTCCCGGTGCCAACGCTGGCGGCAGGTATTGCGGCGGCGAACTCTACGGCCAAGACCTTAAGCTGCCGACGGGACTGACGTGGCGCGACTGGACCTTCAGTCAACTCGATCTCTATCCCGCGCTCTACAGGCGCATCATCGCCGGGAACGTAAGCGCGCTGCTCGATGATCACCGCAAGAAGACCAGCCGCCCGCTCACCGAGGAAATGCCAGACCCGATAACCGGGCTGTGCTGGAAAGCCCTTGCGACGCTGGTGAACCGTGGCGACCTGAAGTGTCGGAGGAAGGCTGCAATCAACACCACGGGCTCGGCCCACAAGGACGGGACCTATCAAGAGGTGTTGGAGGAGGGACAGGATGAGTGCAGATATTAACAAGCAGCCCGTGAGCTCAGTCATCTGGCGCAAGCGAACCGAGCTTGCTGCCAACGATTACAACCCGAACAGAATTGCGCCGACCGAGTTGGACCTCCTGATCCTGTCCATTCTTGAGGATGGCTGGACGCAGCCCATCGTCATTCTGGCCGATGGGACCATAGTCGACGGCTACCACAGATGGGTCGTGAGCGGATATCCGGCATTGATGCAGCTATTCGATGGCATGGTTCCGACCGTGACGATTGCCGCCGACACCGTTCACCGCAAGATGAGCACGATCCGCCACAACCGGGCGCGCGGCATTCATGCCGTGCTGCCGATGGCGAACATCATCCGGGCCATGGTCGCCGAGGGTGTGACCGAGCCTGAGATCATGCGCCGTCTAGGAATGGACAAGGAAGAAGTGATGCGCTTGGCAGATCGCGCCGGGATGCCGCAGAAGATCGGCAACGGCTTCGGAAAGAGTTGGGTGCCGGGATGAAAAGCGGACGCAAGCCCAAGCCGCCTAATCTCAAGCTGATCACGAACAGCCGCCACAAGGTCGACAACCCGCCGCTGCCGGAGCCGAGCAGGCCAGACCCGCCCGAGTTCTTGGACGCCTATTCCAAGGAGGAGTGGGCGCGCTGCGTCGATGACCTGTGCGCCTATGCTGGACTGTCGAAGATCGACGTTGCAGTGTTCGCCGCCTACTGCCAATCATATTCGCAGTGGCGGCACGCGACTGAGTTGCACGCTGAATTCTCAGCCGCCAATCCCTTGACGCGCGGCTTGGTGATCTACACCAAGAAGAGCGTCAAGAATGACAGCGCGGGAGGGAACCTCATTCAGAACCCCGTTGTCGGGCAGATGAACAAGGCCAAGCGTGATATGGTTCGCTACGCCGCCGAGCTAGGGATGACGCCGAGTGCTAGAAGTAGGATCGACGCCGACTCCGCGCAGCGTTCGCAAACGCCGGACCCGGCAGCAAGGTACTTCGCCTGATCCGGTCACACGCTATGCCAAGGATGTAGTCGCCGGGAAGATTATCGCCGGGCCGCATGTCCGCAACGCCTGCAAGCGCCACCTCGCAGACCTCAAGAACAAGCGCGGGCTGGAGTGGGATGTTGAAGCCTGCAACTATTGGATCGGCTTCTTCCACCACGTACTCGTGCTGAATGCCGGGGAGTTTGAAGGTAAGCCATTCATCCTGAATGATTGGGAGGAGTTCGTCATCGGCTCCATCTTCGGATGGAAGCGGAAGGACGGCAGCAGGCGCTTCAGAACCGCCTACATCGAGACGGGCAAGGGCTCTGGCAAGTCACCGCTCGCCGCCGGGATCGGCTTGGGGCTGCTACTCATCGATCATGAGCCGCGCGCGGAAATCTACGCCGCAGCCGTCAAGCAAGATCAGGCCAAGGTTCTGTTCCGTGACGCCACGGCGATGGTCTTCCAATCGCAGAAGCTGAGTTCGCGGCTGTATATGTCGGGCGGGGTCGACCCCTCCAACATCGCCCACTTGGAGAGCGGGTCATTCTTTCGGCCAATCTCATCCGAGCGCCAAGGCCGAGGCCATTCCGGCCCCAAGCCGCACGGCGTCTTGCTCGATGAGATCCATGAACACCCGACCAACGCGATGGTCGAGTTCTTGGGCGCTGGCGTGAAGTCACGCCGTCAGCCGCTGGTGTTTATGATCACCAACTCCGGATCGGACCGGAACACGGTCTGTTGGGAATACCACAGTTACGCGATAGGGATTTGTGAGGGGACCAAGAAGAACGACGGCTTCTTCGCCTATGTCTGCGCGCTCGATGAGAAGGATGACCCCTTCACCGACGAGAAGTGCTGGATCAAGGTCAACCCGAGCCTGCCCAAGATTCCGGGCTACGATTACATTCGCGCCGAGGTGCAGAAGGCGCGCGGTATGCCGTCGAAGGAGACGCTGGTTCGGCGGCTCAATTTCTGCCAGTGGACCGACGCGACCGACGCGTGGATCAGCACCGAGCTTTGGAAGAAGGTGCTCACCGAACTCAAGCTGGACGACTACGAGGGCAAGGAGTGCTACGGCGGGCTCGACCTTTCACTGACGAGCGACCTTACCGCTTTGGCGCTGATCTTCCCCACGGGTGACAAGACGTGGGACGTGTTCTCTTGGTTCTGGATGCCCGGCGACAGGCTGAGCGAGTTGGAAGCCCGTGACAACATGGGGTCCAACTATCACCTCTGGCGCAATCAGGGCTTTCTGCAGACGCCGCCCGGCAAGGTCATCGACTTCAATCACGCCGCGCGCGTCATCGCCGACATTTGCGGGCGCTTCAAGGTGCAGGGGATTGCCTACGACCGGGCCAAGGTTGAACACCTAATCGGCCCGCTGGAAGAAACCGGATGCAACGTGGAGCTGGTCGCGCACGGCCAAGGTTTCTACAAGGCGCAGAACACCGGGCTGTGGATGCCACAGAGCCTCGAAGAACTCGAGACGGCAATTCTTGAAGAGCGCATACGGGTGAACAACAATCCGGTGCTGACGTGGAATATCTCAAGCGCGGTGACGCAATCGAGCACCATTCAGCCGACCGATAGATATTTCACCAAGCGCAAATCCAGCGGTCGAATAGATGGAGCGGTCGCGCTGGCGATGGCCGTGGGATTGGCGACCAGCGAGAAGACGCCTATACACCAGATGATTTTTGTTTGAGGCGGCGTGCCCACACTACGCCTCGAAAGCGCCCTCGGCCCCCCCTCCGATTGGCCGCAGGGAAATGGCTCCCGGCAGGGACTCCCTCCCCTCGCCGGGAGTCGCTTTTTTAGAAACTCGCCCGACCCCATCCCTCCAACGCGCAGCACCGGGGGTCGGGCCGGAAGCCTCGGTTCTTAGGATACCTCCCCCTAGCGCCGGGGCTTCCACCTCTCAACAAGTGAGGACAACATGCCTACTCCGCATCCCGGTAACGAGAAGCGAGATGAGTGGATGAACCGCTGCATCCCGCAAGTCCTCGAAGACGGCACAGCGAAAGATCAAGACCAAGCTGTCGCCATCTGCTCGTCGATGTGGGAAGAAGCGATGAAGAGCATCGCTATCTGCCCGCAGCCGCCCGAAAAGGATGGCAGCGCATCGGCGAAAACCAACAAGGACACGAAGATGAACCGCGCCTATGCCGTGCTCAACGTCAAGCAAGTGGACGCCGAGCGCCGCATCATCGAGGGCATGGCGACCACGCCAACGCCTGATAGGGTTGGCGACATCATCGAGCCGATGGGCGTCAACTTCAACAATCCGATGCCGCTATTGCTGCATCACCACGCTGACCAGCCTGTCGGCACGGTCAAGCTCAACAAGCCTACCAAGAACGGGATCAGCTTTGAGGCACGCCTGC